TACTTATCTCCTTCTCACGAGTTTGACTCTCTGGAAGTCAGCACTCATATCTATAGAGTTTGTTAGTTGATTCCAAGCATTTGTATTCAACGCCTCTACACCAGAACTATCTGCATTTTGTTTACATAAGAATCTTATAGCCAAATCGTATGCGATACAATCATAATAAATATTATTAGGAAAGTTTAGTTCTGTATCTGGAATACAACTATATAAAGTTCCATCAAAAGTTAGGAATCCATACTTTACTAAATGAACAGTGCCAATAGAAGGAACATTTACTTTTTCAACTATTTCACTTCCATTTGGATTTATAAGATGCAATTCCTTATTTCCAGTTATATAAGCTGGCCTGTCATCAAATATACCAATTGGGAAAACGTTTTCAGCTTTTACTGGATAGAATTCTCCATCAATTCCAACTATGTTTGCAATTGTATCATCAACTTTTACTTCTGCTATTTTGTCTCCAAATAATTCATATACATCTACAATGTTTGCATCTTCTTCATTTACTTTAGTGAAATAATAAAGTCCATTATCAGCTTTTGCAAGAGTATATCCATAATCAATGTTAGTAATTTCGTCTAATAAATTACCATAAAAGTCGTAAGCTTGTACAGTAGTAGAGTTACATTTCAATATAAAGTTGTTTCCTAAATACCAAGTGTAATCAGGGTCTGGAGCATAAGGTAACTCCAATGTAGAGTCTGCTAAAAGATTTTGAACATACATCTTTTGTTCTACACCTATGATTGTATCTTTCAACAAAATAGAGTTATTGCAAGAGTCTAATACAGTACGATTTTCTTCAAGATGTGTCTCAATATTTTTATCAGGTAAAGATAAGAAGAAAGGCTTTCTCCAATAAACAATCTCAACTGGTCCAATATTTGGTCCTAATATCAAAGTGTTATTTACAATCTCGTAATAAGGTCCTAAAACAGACTCACTTTCTGCTTTACGAGGTATAAGACTTCCTGAGATTGGGTTCTTTACTGCTTTTATTTGATAGCAATCAAAAGGTAATGGATAAACACCACCGTTACCAATCAATTGAGCTCTTACAGTAAATACGTCTAAATTGTAATTTATGATAGTCTGATAAACATTTCTCCAAGCGTCATTCAAATACTTTGTCTTTTCTCTATAAGAAAGGAAATCAGTGTTTTGAATATCAGCTACATCTAAAGCTCTTTCTACAATTTCACTCGCTGTATATCTATTTGTATTTGCGTTGTACATTATTGCTGTCCCTCCCATACATCATTTCTTACTTCTGATGTTCCTTGCATACCTGCTTGGTCTGCACTCATTTGAGGATTTTGAACTACTCTGTTACCTAAAGTCATATCTAAAATGTCTTGTATCCCTTGTTCGGTGTGATTAGGATTCATCTGCCACATCTGCATTGAGGGCATCATATCTCTAGTTATATTCTGGTCTCCAATTTGCATCTTCGTATGTTTCCTTTATTTTTATTAGATTTTTATGCTAATATACTAACTATATATGTTATTATATATTTATATAGGAGATTTTTATGTTCGGTTATATTTATTTTATTTTGAACAAAGTCAATGGAAAAACTTATGTTGGAAAGCATCAGTCTTCAAAAGAATGGTTTGAAGATAAATACCCCGGTTCTGGTAAACTTCTAAAACCTGCATATAAAAAATATGGAAAGGAAAACTTTGAAAAGTTTTTTATTCAATATTGTTATAGCCTAGAAGAACTCAACCGTCAAGAGCAATTTTGGATTGCACATTATAGGTCTTTAGGTAAAGCTGAATATAATATTTCAGATGGTGGTGAATTTGGGTATACTAAAGGATTTTTAGGTAAACATCATTCAGAAGAAACTAAAAAGAAAATGTCTGAAAGTGGAAAAGGTAAACATAACCATAAAGGTAAAAACAATACACGATATGGAAAGAAATGGACTGATGAACAAAAGAAGATGTTATCGGAAAGTCATAAAAAGCATCCTAATAAAGTTTGGAACAAAGGTATAAAAAGAACAGACTTAGCAGACACTCAAATGGTCTATGAAAATCCTAAAACAGGCGAAAGAAATACCCGAAAGGGCTGGGCTCAATCGGGTATTGATGTTTACTATAGAAAGTTTATAAAGATTGGTCGTTTACGGGACCTGAATTAGCCAAAGCATTTTGTACGGCTGCAGTAGCATCTTGCTGAATTTGAGGCATTGCTTGTGTAAGCTCCATACTCAACTGCTGAGTTGCAGCCATTTCTGCATTTGTAGTAGAATCTGCTTGTTCTTCCTGTACTTTAGCAAATAATTGTTTCAATAATTCAATTTCATTTACATTTTGTTCAGGTTTTATAGAAAGAGATAACATAGTATTTACTATTTCAGTTTCAAGTAAGCCACCTTTATTTTTAGGTAAGTAAATAGGAATTGTATCAGGTAAAACTCCACTTTCCAATACGTTATCGATAAATGTATATACACTATTATAAGCATTGTTAGCAATACTATATCCCGCATTCAAATCAGGTAATTCCATCAATGTAGCTATATGAGATGAAGGTATAACTCCAGCTTGAGATAAAGCTACTAATTGCTTCAACTTTTCTGAAGGGTCTTTAGATAAGCTTTCAGCCGCACTAAATTGAATCTTCATATTGTTTCTAGCTTCTACAATATCTGCCCAAGTAAAATTAGACCTATTCAAACTTTCTGGTAAAATATTTGACTCAGGTGGGAATAAGTCTAAACAAGCCTTTGCTATGTCTACATATAATCTTACAACATTGTTCAATTGAGTCTCAAATCTTGAACTTTCTACATCTTCCATCGTAGAAAGAGCAACACCTGAGTTTAGTCCATCTGGTTTTTGAGAAGTAGCTGACAATTGAGAAATACCAACAATTTCATATGCATCATTCTTGAGTTTATCTAACAACTGAACGAACTGAGCTGAAATAATATCATTAGTTGCATAAGTAACCGGTGATGCTGTTTGACCTGGAATTGGGTCATACTGAATAATCTGTCCTGTTCTGTTTGAAAGCATATTTGTTTTGATATTAGAAGAACGAGGAACTAACAATGTCATTCCTGGGTTCATAGCAATAGAGTCTTTCATAACAGAAAGCAACTCATCAATCTGCATTTGAATACCATAAAGCTGGTCAACTACTGACTGAGATGTATTTCCTTTGATTGGGTCTGAGTAATGAATAAATAAATAAGGAATAATGTTTGGCTCATATTTATGTACCTCTACTTTATTCATTTCTAATACATAAACAGCTTTGATATGTTCCATTACGTCATAATATTCATAAACTGTGTAGTCAAGGTTTCTATCACCTTTTATTCCGTATTTGAGTTCAAGTAATCTTCCTGGTGTTTTAGGAAGTTTTTCAGCTACACAAGTAATCTGACCATAAGATGCTTCTCTTGGGTCTACATAAACATTCCAAGGTAAACGATTTGATATTCCATCATCTGAAATCTTTACAATACCTTTATCAAATATACAAGCAGTTTTGAATGCATTTGTTACTACTTTGTTTACGTTATTTTCTTCATACAATTGGTCAAAGAAAATCTGTGCTTGTCTAGCAACCTGCATTTCTTTGAATGTACCATTTACAGTATTGAAAAAAGGTCTAACTTTTTGTGAAGCTATTTTAGAACAAAGAGTTTCAATACAAGATGCAATAACATTTTCCTGTATTGATGAAGTCGTATCGTCCTCAATGTCGAAGGTTCCTCTCTGGTAAAAACCAACTATTTCTGAGTCTGATAAGTCCAATGTTACTGTTGAGGAATATGTATAAAGACGGTAATTACGTAATGCTTTTGATTTGAAATTTCCGTAGAATGATTCCAACTTTTGGATATTGTATATAATGTCCTGTTTTTCCATTGTATTCTATTCCTTTTATTTTATTAGATTTTATAAAACAGAATACCCAGGAACCTTATTTACATCATATGATTGTTTTTCTAAAAGAAAAGAACCAGGTGTAGCAGCACTTGAACCAACTACTGAAGTTGCTGTGCTGTTGTTACCTGTTCCTACTTGAGCATCTGCGAATGATTTATTATTTGTTAC